CGGGAAGTTCCCGGTGCGCGAGTGTTCAAGTTCAAGACAGAGGAGGTGGACAAGTGAGCAAGCAAATCGCAGCAGCACTAGCAGCACCATTCGAGGAGAAAGACCTGAAGCATCGCCCAGGGCGAGCAGGGATGACCTTCACCTACGCCGATGCGCGAGCGGTCGCGCAGCGGCTGGACGATGTTCTCGGCATTGAGGGCTGGCAGTTTGAGGTCAAGGTGGCTGATCCGATCCGTGGCGTGGTCCACGGCTCGCTGGTCATCGTGATTGACGGCAAGTCCACCATCCGACAGGACTTCGGCTATCCGAACTCCACGCAGGATGACGAGCCGCTGAAGTCCGCGGCCAGCGACGCGCTCCGCAGGTGCGCCGCACAGGTTGGCGTGGGAAGGAGCCTCTACAGCCCAGAGAAGGGTGTCCCAGTGCCACTTAGTAGGGCAGCGCGCGTCTCCGACGCTCCAGCACCCTCTGTAGAGGCTTCTAGCAGGATGTCCGCAGACGATCAGGTGATGGCTGCGGCAGCGATGCTCTTTGTCTCAGGCGCCAGCGAAGGCACCTGCTCTCACGGCAACGACTGGCAGTTGAAGCCAGGCGGCGTAAGCAAGGTGAGCGGCAAGCCGTACAACGCCTTCTACGCGGCCAGCCACAAGACGCCTGACGGCGGCTGGTGCAAGGACAAGCCCAGCCAGCAGTGGGTCGCAGCGCACTCTGCACCGGCGGCACAACCAAAACTCGTCCCAGAGGAAGACCTCAGCGAGTTGCCGTTCTAAACACCATCGGAGAAGTTGGAGGACGAAATGAACCTATGGATCAAGTGGTCAGCACAGGCACACAAGGACGCGATCATCAGCAGCCTCACGCATCTACAGTTCCGCGCGTTCATCATCATCCTTGAAGTATCAAAGGAGATGCGCAAGGGCGGCGAGTTCCGAGACCGCAAGCACCTCCAAACAATCCTCGGACCAGAGTTCTCTCGCGCGGTCCCTCGGCTCATTACCGAAGGCTTGCTGGAGGAGTCTCAGGTCGGTCTCATCACCGTCTCAAACTGGTCTCGCTGGCAAGTCGACCCGACCTCAGCCGAACGCCAGCAACGCAGTCGTGCGGGAAAAGGGGCTGAGTCACGGTTCGGTCACGCACTAGAGAAGAGAAGAGAAGAAACAGAGAAGAGCCATACTCTTACTAAAGCAAAGAGGATGATTCCGCTGCACGAGATTCTTGGAGGGAATAAAGGATGAGAATCACACTGACTGAAGAGGAGTGGCTGCTCGCTAAGGAGCGAGGACGCCAACTCAAACTGGTGAACCTCAAGACGAAGGACACACCGGCTTACTCTGACCAGAGCCGCAAGGTCTACAAGGACGAGGCTGACGCCGGGTTCGTGATGTCGGTTGCAGAGTGTGCAGTCGGTAAGGCAACTGACCGCGTGTACCACGGCAAGGTCTGGCCCAAAGAGGAACACGCACTGCACAAGGACGAGCCTGATGTCGGTCGCAACATCGAAGTGCGCCACATCACGCACCCAGGCGCAGGGCTGGTGGTGAGGGAGAAAGACCTCAATCAGAAGAAGGTTCTCTTCCTTGCCTATCCAGACCCAGCCACCGAATACCGCACGGTGGAGGTTGTGGGATGGCTGAAGGCAGAAGACGCCTGGGCGAATGGTCGCCAAGTGGATGACTACAGGAGGGTTCCGCAGGCACTGCTGAACACAAAGTGGTGAGGTCGGTGGCGATCCTCGGACCACAGGGTGCTGGCAAGTCCAGCATCGCGGCGCTCTTCGGTGAGCATCGTGGCTACCAGCGGCACGGCATCGCTGATGCGATCAAGCACCTTGCCAACCTTGCCTATCGGCAACTGGGCAAGGACGAGACGCTCACGGTGGACCGCTACTCAGGGCTGACGGTTATCACTGGGCGCGAACTGCTCCAAGACATTGGTGCGGCCCTGCGCGAGGTGGACCGCAAGTTCTGGCTCCGAGTCTGGCGCCAGGACTACTTTGAGATCCAGCGGCTGGGCTACGGCGTGGTCATTGACGATGTGCGTCTGCCGGAGGAAGTGGACTACCTCAGGATGGTTGACCCGGAGATCTTCATCGTGCGCCTCACCGCTGACCACGAGGTCAGGGAGCGCAGGATGGGTGGGCAACTGCTCGGCACGAAGGACATCACCGAGGTGGGCTGGACAGCGGCTGAGTTTGACCTTACCGTGGACACCAGCGACATCTCGCCAGAAGAGGCGTATCGTCAGATCACTGACGCGATGGAGGAGGTTGTATGAACGAACTTGAAGTGCTTGCAGCGCAGGTCGGGTATCGAGTCCAGGACTGCATTCAGATTGAGGGAGTCTGGACGGTCATCCTTGACGACGAGGATGGCGAGATGAAGACAACCGGCGCAACGCCGCAGGAGGCGATTGAAAAGATGACGGAGCGACTTGTCGCCGTCCTGAACAGGATGGGACATTGAGCGGCTGGGAGAGCATCGGCGTGCTGTTAGTGTTTGCCAACATCGTGCTGGCGTTCCTGATCGCAGCTGCGCTTCCTAGAACGAGCAAAGCAGGCGGCGGCGCAGCGGCTACGATCTATCTCGTGGTGGCGCTTGCCAACACTGTCTGGATCGCAAGGAGCGCAGTATGGCCGCAGTGAAAGCCCAGCGTGGTGGACCACGCAAGGACCCAGTGTTCGCAGCGACGCCCTGCGCTTCGTGCAACGGTGTGCTGGACACGCTGAAGCAGGCGTGGCGCGTCAAGTCGATCTACTTCGTTGGCACGAAGCGACACAGCACCTACGCCTGGCACCACAGGACCTGCGTGAAATGAACCGCATTGAGCGAGCCGCGCCATTCCTTGACGACAAGGTGGTCGCCGTTCAGGAGGGTCCTGATGCGTGGTGTGAAGAGCCAGGCGTCACTGGCCGTGTGTGGTGCAACCTTTCCATTCGATATGCAGATGCCATCGCGCCAGAAGGCTGGTTCTTCCTGTATCAAGGCATCGGGAGCCGCAAGACCATCCTTGACTTGCTGAAGCACGGACAACTTCAAGTGCAAGCAAGCCCATTCACACTGAGCGACGGCAACTCCACCTTCCTTGCGAGGCTGATCCCCTGATGGGCTACTTCAAGGATGAGAGCATCAAGCAGATGATTGACCCGGCGAAGAGCCGCAAGGGTAAGAACAGCCGCGCGCGTGGCAATGCCTTTGAACGCGAGGTCGCCAAGCGCCTCCTCGGTCAGCGAGTCGGTCAGTTCGGCGGCAAGCAGGATGTGGCGAACGATTGGCTAGCCGTGCAGTGCAAGGTGGGGGGCAGTTTCAGCGAGCGTCAGTGGGACTGGCTTCAGACGGTGCCAGTCAAGAGCGACCAACTGCGTGGGTTGGTGATCGGTGACAGCCCAGGAGTGGGCGGGGGTCGCCGCCGTGCCGTCATCATCCTTGACCTTGACGACTTCTGCGATTGGTTCGTAGCAACGGAGCCGACTGCTTGATCTTGAAGCAGGCGCTCTGGCTCTGGGCGCTCACGCTGCTTATCGCCACCGCGATCATCCTCGTCCCTGTGACTGCGCCGCTGACGCAACCGCTGCGCGATTCGTTCAAGCCAGAACCTACGCCGGTCGCTGAGCCTCTATTGCGATCCGCGAAGGGCAAGGCAACTTGGTACGACGCCACGAAGAACAATGCTTGGTACACGCGAGGCGACAACCCGACGCTGTTCTACGCGGCCGCTGGTCCAGCCCTCCGCGAGATCAAGAACTTCAAGTGGGGCAAGAAGCCCTACCGCATCCGCGTGGAGAATCTCAAGAACGGCAAGTCGATCGTGGCGTGGGTCGTGGACTGGTGCCAATGCCGAGGACAGACAGACAACGAGAAACTGGTGGACCTAAGTATGGCCGCCTTCATCGCCCTGGGAGTGGACTTGAATATGGGAGTGCAAAGGGTTAGAGTCACAGTTCTGCCATAGCAGGAGAGGGGGGACACTTGAAGACAGTTCGCTCGATCAGCGGCGCGTGGCTCAAGACCATCGCCAAGAACGCCTTCCCAAGCAAGCCGCACGCAGGGCGAGTCAAGGCACTCGCAGAGGCACTTCAGATCAGCGCACGCAGTTGCTACGCGTATGTCGCTGAGGAGCGCCGTGTGCCGGAGGAAGTGGAGATGCGATTTATCACACTCTTCGGCAAGGTGGCAGAGGACGGCTGGCGCACCATTGAGATGCAGCGGCCGCGCTACGAACGCAAGCAGAAGGATGAGCGCGTGCCTGGACTAAGCAAGGTGCAGGCTGAAGAGATCCGCACTGACTGGCGCAGCCGAGCGATCCGTGCCTCCAGCATCTTGGCGCAGGATGTTCTCGGACACGCTCTGGACTGGGAGCAGAACCCAATGACTCTGGGACACCTGAGGATGATTGACGAGCGCCTTGACGAAGAGGAGGCGCGCGCCAAGTACCCACACGGCTTTGACTCACTTGCGATCAGGGAAGACTGGCTCGCACTCTGCAAGGTCTGCGGAATGGTGGGAGCCGTGGATGACAAGGTGAAGGAGGTCAATGGGCTGGTCTTCAATGTCACCTGCGAGACCTACAGCCACAGGGTTGGCGCCTGACGGCTAGACTCCCTTGCGAGCCGCCTTCGGGCGGCCCATCGCCTGCCGGTGGAGTCCTCCCATCGGCAGGCTAACTCTGGGGCCGAGTAGCAGACGCGGTGTGCGACTCCCCGCCGGCTCCATCAACCACTGAGGACAGAGGAGGACTCGTGGCAGCAGCACCAAAGCCAGACAGGTTTGACGCGCTGGAAGCGTATGTCGCCGAGTTGCAAGTCGCCCTGAACATCACCTACTGGAAGATCACGGTGGTGCGAGACGCAGCAGATGTAGAAGCGTGGGCTGACATCAACCCACACTCACAGGCAGAGACGGCTGACCTGCGCGTGAGTCACGACTTCTGGAAGCAGACGCCAGACCACCAACGCGAGGTCCTCATCCACGAGATGCTGCACATCGTCACCGCTCGGCTTGACCAGACGGTGGAGTCCATTGAGGATGCGTTCGGCAAGGTGATCTGGGCAATCTACGAACCGCTCTTTGAGGACGCGTCAGAGCGCGTGGTGGATCATCTTGCAAAGGTGATCGCTCCGTTCGTGCCACTGCCAGCGTTCCCTAAGGCGTGACCTTTCAGCGTCCCTGTCTTGACTGCGGTGTCCTCACGATGGTGGGCAACCGATGCCAGACACACCGTGCGGCGGCGCAGAGCCGGTGGAAGGAGGGCAGACCCAACCCTTACGCCGATCCAGCGTGGCGCAAGTTGAGCAGCCAGATCAGGAGCAAGCGACCGTGGTGCGAAGTCTGCGGCAAGACCACTGACTTGACCGTGGACCACCTTGATCCGATCAGCAAGGGCGGCCCACTGCTCGCCCCAGAGCATCGGCTTCGGGTAGTATGCAGACCTTGCCACGGCAGAGAGACGCGGCACAAGTAGGAGGACACAATGAGGATCGGCTGGTACAGCAACGCACCGCACATCCCTTCGGGCTATGGGCAGCAGTCAGCACAGGTCGCGCTCCGGCTCAAGGCAGACGGACACGAGGTTGCCGTCGTCAGCAACTACGGCGCGGCTGCGAGCCTGACCTATGAAGGCATCCCAGTCTTTGCCGATGGCTTGAAGCAATACAGCCTGGACATCTTCCCCTCACACCTAAAGGCGTGGGGCGGGATTAGCATTGGCTTGTTTGACGCTTGGCCGATGATGCCTGTCGCCAAGCAACTGAAGGACTTGAACCTTGCGTGGTGGGTTCCCATCGACCACGACCCTGTGCCTCCTGGCGTGGTGGACTTCTTCAACGCGACAGGCGCCTATGCGATTGCGATGACACGCTTTGGTGAGGAGCAACTGTTGCAGCGCGGTATCCAGAAGGAGCGCGTGACCTACATCCCTCACGCCATTGACACGAAGGTGGTGTTCGTGGATGTCGGACAAGGTGGGCGCAAGGCGATGGGCATTCCTGAGGACGCGCACCTGACCGTGATGAACGCAGCCAACCGAGGACGGCTACCGATCCGCAAGGCGTTCGCTGAGAACCTGCTCGCACTGAGTGAGCATATGAAAAAGCACCCTGACGCTTGGGCATACATCCACACGGAGCCTGAAGGGATCAGCGATGGAATGAACTTGCCGCGCTACTTGAACTTCATCGGCGCACCGATAGAACGCTTCAGGTGGCCAGAGCAGATGGCATTCCGCAACGGCATTCCGACCGAACACTTGAAGCACATCTACTCGGCGGCTGATGTCCTGATCGGCTCCTCAATGGGCGAGGGCTTCGGCATCCCAACGATTGAGGCGCAGGCGTGCGGCACGCCAGTCATCGTCAGCCAGTTCGCTGGCAGCGCAGAGTTGGCTGGACCGCACAGCACGCTGATCCACGGACAGAAGCAGTGGGATGAGTTCCAGGGGTCGTTCTGGATCGTGCCTGAGGTGCGGCAGATTCAGGGCGCGCTGGAGATGAACTACCAGGAGACGAAGGCTGGCACAGTTGATCGCATCAAGGTGCGCGAGTTCGCTCTCCACTACGACGCGGACCTGATCTACGACAAGCACTGGCGACCGCTGATCGAGTTGCTCGCAGCTCGCACGCAGCCAGTTGCACCGGCGAACCGCGCCGAACGCAGGGCGAAGAAGGGCAAGTGATTACCGTCTGCACCGCAACGATCTCAGGGAGAGAGGAGATGCTCGCCGAGTGTGTGGAGAGCGTGAAGCAGCAGACGTTGCCAGTCGCCCATCACCTGATCCTGCTAGACACTGAGCGCAGGGGCGGCGCCTGGACGAAGCAGCAACTGCTAGAGCAGGTCAAGACAGAGTGGTGCATCCTTCTGGATGACGACGACCTGATTGACCCAGACTATTGCAGGCGACTGATTGACGAGGCTGGTGATGCAGATGTGGTCTATGGCTGGTGCCGCAGCGATGTGGGCTTTGACAACTACAACACG